GCGACCGTTTTTCTGTATGGTCTGGAGAAGATCCAGGACCGGTGTGTTGCTGAGGAATGCTACACGGAACACTGCTGTGGTAAAATTCAATGCTGCGTTCTGATCTGTAAACACACTTTTAAAGTAACTGAACACAATGTCAAATTCTGCCGCCGGCACGCTGCTTTCAAAAGCATAGAATTGATCAAAAATTTTGACGGTTTGATCAATCTTGGGATTGCTGGCATTAACTGTGCCCATGATCAACCACCTCCTGGCCTGTTGAATCTATTGCCCAAGTCTCTAAACTGATCAGCGGCTGTTGGACCACCCGGTCTAGGAAAGATAGGTCTTGTCAATATGGATGGCAAGCTGGCTGGTGTAGGACTGCGACCATTGGTTGCATTGCGCAGCACATCTTTCACTGCACCCAGAGCTTCTTCTTTGATCACATCCTTGAAATCTACTTTGCGGAAAGTCTGATATGCCCTTCCGGCTTTTTGCACAGCACCAATCACGCCCATGAGATTTCCTTGCTGCAGATCCCGGACAATGCCAACACCGGTGTCCAGCAAGCCACCTTGTCCTATAATGCTGGCGGTGCCGCCTGGCCGTGTCAGTGGACTTTCAATTTGATCGTAATACTTGGGATCTGCAAAACCCGGAACGTTGGTGTCGGGTCTCACACCTCCAATGGCACCGGTATAGTATTTTACTGTTTCGTAGCTGACCTGCACAGTGTTTTCCATGATGCCAGCATCTTCAGCGTAGTTGTACTGATCATGACTCCACTCAGTGATCAAAGGATTGATCAAAGTGTATTGTACAAATTTGTGCTGATTGAAACCAAATATGCTGATGTCACTGAAGAAAGCAGGCTTACCACCATCACTTTGTGTGCTGTCTTGGTAGGCTTCACCGATATAGCCCCAGTCGTTGACCTGGCGGCTGGGTGCATAGATGTCACTGCCGTTGTAGTCAAATCCCGTGGAGGTTATGGCACTGGGACCACCACTGCCATTCTGTGACGGAAGACCATTGTAGGGTTGATTAGGGTCTTTGTAGTAGTAGGAGTAATAGTTGTACCACAATGTACGTACCAAGTCTCCGCCGTCGTCGTGGAACTTGATTGAGATGGGTTGGTATTCAATCTTTTTCTGTACCAGCCGTTTTCTATTGTACTGTATCAGTGTGTCCACGTCCAAGCGGAACTTGGGCAGGTCAATGTTCTTGACCAAGAGACCCACTGTGGTTTGATCAGTGCTGTTGAAAATTTGGCGCAGACTGGGAATCTGCGCCGTGTTTAGGTTGAAGTAGACATGGAAAAGAAACTTTAGGCGCGGAGCATTCTCATAGCCGTTGGTCCTAAATGTCTTTGACGCATGATCATAATCTCTAACATAGTCGTTCCCAAAGAAGGACCGTAAGAAATCTTGACCAAACGCCACAGTACGCCTAAAGTCCTAGTTACTGAGCTGTGCCGACACCGGTCACGATTGAACCCAGCGTTCTGCCCACCGGAGCACCAACACCACTACCCAGCGGTGTCTGCACTGCGTTGTCAAAGCGTATGTTCATGGTGATCGTGACAGCTTCGCTGTTGGCATAGTTGAGTTCGTTGTAGTTCACAGAGCGCAGGAAGCATCCGTACATCTCCCATGTCTCCAGCACCACAGGCTCTGCTGTGCCGTTGCCACCGTCCAACACTTCGCAACGAGTGAGGAACTTGTAGTCCACGCCCGACGAAGCTGACGCCTGCTCCACGAAATCCAATTGCTTCTGTAGCTGTTCGCCCACAAGCTTGGCAACTTGACCTGAAGCATCGTCACGCAAGTTAACAGTGACTTCCTGCCAGCTGTGCTTGCCAGCTAGATATAATCTGCTGTTGTAGATGGGAATTTCAATTTCTTCAAATTCCACCTGCGGACGAGTAAAGTCCATGACTTGTTTTGTTAGCTCGGTGCGAGGATTTGAAACTCCCAGGTTTTCAAATGCCACGCGGAATCTGTATGTTAATTTTGGCATGAGCAGGCCTTGGGTGCTGGCGCTTTGATCGCTAGCCAAGGGCACTGTCATTCTTGATAAACTTGAAACGGCCATTGTGTTATCTCCTTGTACTGATATTTATGCCATCTTCAACCAAAAAAAATGGGGTCGGTTTGCGACCCCATTTTTGTATCGTACCCGTCATCAAACTCCCAGTGAGGGTGCCACTGCACCTGCAGCGATCTCACCAGTGTTCTTGATACGCAACGGTATGTAGATGAACTCCACAGCTTTCACTGGCTCAATAGCAATGTCAACGTAGAGTTCATTGGCATCGATACGGGCCGGTGTGTTGTTGCTGAGGTCACACACGATTAGGTAATCGTATATGCCGCGCTTGGCCACTAGATCCAGCATGAGACCATTGATTGCGTTGCTGATCTCATTGCGCGTGATCTGATCGTTTGGCTCAAACACAAACTGCTTGGCAATTTCTGCCAATCTACCGCGCAGGAACGCAATCAGTCTCGCGACGTTGATACGATCCAGGGCCGATGTCACAGCAGATTCAGTCTTGTTGCCATAATTGGTGATACCCACACCCGGTATGAAAGTGATCGGGTTGATCTTGTTCTCATACAGCGTGTCGCGCAGGCCTTGGCCTGTTGCGATCGGTGTGAACTCACCAGTGGCTGCGTCCAAGTAACCAATACGATCAGCGTTGTCGATCAGCCCGCGTCGTACACCAGCTGGTGCCAACCACGGGTAAGCAACTTCGTCACTGCGTACAATGGTTCTCAACATCATGTGGCTGGGCGGCTGCATCACAATGCTGCCGTCAACGTTGTTGGTCTGGCAGCTGGGATAGAACGTTGCTACGTAGGTGCCATCGCTGACAGTGAGTCCGTCACCAGTGGTCAAGCCCAAGGCATTGTTGTTGTTGGCCCAGGCAATGATGTCTGTGCCTGTGGGTGCCAATCGCAGCGGTGTGTCACCAACAATGAAGCCAGTGTTGCCACGCTCGTTGTTGAGACGCACCAAATTGTTCAACAGCTCAGGATAGTTGGGGCATGCCAACAGGTTGTACACCAGTTGTTCTTCTCTCAACTCATCCGATGCATCAACTGCGGCTCGGAGAGCCTGTACAACGATCTGACGTTGTGCCAATCTGCCCATGTATGGACTTCCGTCGCTCTTGTTGCCAGTGGCTGTGACCCATGCATTGGTCTGCAACGGTGCCCAGTAACTGGTGTTTGTGGGAGCGATGCCTGTGCTGGCTGCTGTGGCAATGTAGATGATGCCATTGTAAAGCACCAGGTCATCAACACCATAGGTAGCAGCACCTGACCAACCGTCAACGCTGAATGTTGTTGCATTGAAGTAGTCGGTCTGGAAGCTCTTGACATTATAACCGCTGCGTCTGGTGTTGAACAACAACATACCAGCTGGATACAAGTCTGCATCCGGAGCGTCAAGATCCAAGTAATCGCTGGTCAACAGCGACTCGATACTTGGGATAGAATCTGTGATAGGATCAGTGGTGCCGTTTGCGGCCCATCTTGCGTCGGCAAACAACACACCATTGCTGGTGGTTTGATCGGTGTTGTTCAATGTGATCCATTGTGCAACATTGTCAACCAACTCCCAACGCTTGATCACTGGGTACAGCTCGAGATTGCTGGTGTCAATCCAAAGATCGCCATACTCTAGATCAGTTCCGTCGCTTTGCTCCAATGGCTCACTGGCCGACACTATGGGACCCGCAGGGTCTGTCAGTGTTAGATCATAGCCGCGAGTGTCAACGCTTACATTTCTATATCCTTCCCAACCGTTACCGCCTTGGATCATGATGTCCACTTGGTCGGTGGCTGAGTAGAACCAGTATTGACCATCATCGGGATCACGCGATGGAGCATTGGCACTGGCAGTGTATTCTAGGGCTGTCCAGTTACTGAGTACTAATGCGCCAGTGAGATCACCGGTGCCGGTTTTGACGCCAGTAGTAGTAGTAGTGATACCTGCTGATGTCAATGGAGTACCAATGACGTTTTTCAGCACAATCACACCGCCCAAGCTGTGTGTAAATGCTATCTCACCTGCACTGGTAATTGATGCCGACACTGATGGTACGTTGGCAGCGCTGACTGCTGTGACAAAGTTGGCAGCAGTACCAGTGCCGCCAATGGTCACAGTGACCGGGCTGGTTAAGTTAACATTATTGGCTTCGCTGGCCTGGATGGTAAAGGTATTGCCCACAACAAATGTGGGATTCTCCTGGTCACCTGTGACTACAGTTGCACCAGCAGTGCTTCTTTCAAAAACACTGAAAGTAGCTGTGTTGTTGTAGAGTCCGCTGCCTGACAGCTCTGGCTCTGTGTCAAACTGGACGTACAGTGTGCCTTGGGGGATGTCGGCACCGCCGCCCACAGGATCAAGATTCTTGTTGGCAGTTTGATCATTGGCGTAGATGGGTGCGCTTTGTGTCACAAAGTCGCCCAGGGCCGAATCATACTCTCGAATCACAAAGCTTGCACCTTGATTCACAGCGGTCAGCATGTTCCAGACTGATCCAGTGGGTCTTGGATTGGTGTCGGTTGATCTCCAACGCGGCACTTGATAATTGTAGCTCTGCTGCAGGGTTGGTGCATAATAGCTAGTGGCAGTTATGCCCAGAAGGCTTAGCAGGGCTGGAGTGCTGGCGCTGTCAATGTCAACAATGCCATTGTCAGCTGTGCTACCATCGTCGGTGGCTTCGCTGTTGGCAAAGATCTGTAGTCTGTTGCTGCTGTCAACACCAGCTGTGACACCGGTGATTGCAGCACTATTGATAGCTGCTGCCAGTCCTGCAGCAGTATTGTTTGGACCAGCTGGCACTGCCACAGCAGTACCATTGATGATCAAGAAGTTGCCTGCTGTCAATGTGCTGACTGTATTAGTTCCCTGCACTGTGGGCCAGCTTTCTTTCCAAGCGTCGCTGCCCACAAGCACCCAAACGTTGTTGGAGTTTTTGTAGTAAATGGGATTGTTGCTGTTAATTGTGACCACAGCATAATCACCAATGCTGCCGACATTTTGACTAGGTACACCAGAAGTCAACTGACTGATTTCAGTGAGAGCTATTGGTGCTTTGGCTGTAAACGTGGCTGTTGTGGCATTCCATTGGAATATTCCCCAACTGGTGGCAGCGGTATTGAGCCAGTAGGTGCCATTCAAGGGCTCGCCCAGTGGACGAGTCAAGCTGGCTGTGAGTTCGCTGAGATCAACATCGGCGCGCATGACATAGCAACGATTGCTGATGCCCAGCACACTGAATGCTGCCAACAGGCCGTATTCATTGAGTTCATATCCGTTAATGGGAGTACCATCAGCGGTCTTATAGAAGAACGGATTGCCAAAAGTGGCAGCAAGTTCTCGCTGACTGGTAATTAGAAACGGTTTATCGGCATTGACTGCCAGCGTGCCAGGTGCTACGTTAAGTCCAGTGCCAGAAATTTTGTTCTGGGCAGTGGCTAACAGCACAAATGGTACTGAATTGGTACCTGCTGGAATATAGTTGGATTCGTCAATAACTGTGACTTCTACACCGGGTGATACGAGGGCCATAGTGGTTTCCTTTGTAAGTTACAGATATTTATTGATTCTGGCAAAAATCCAGTGTCTTAGCCTCCCTACATATAGGTTTTGCGATAACTACAGCATGCCAACCAAGAATAGACCAGTGTGCGCTGCGTGTCATTCGCGCCCTCGCGCAGTGGCCTATCACAAGTATGGTAGGATATACTACAGGAGCATGTGCGAGGTATGTCATCGCCGTGGCAAACGACTCAAAACTCAGCAACCTAGATGGAAGATTGCGGGCTACCGCAAGAAAAATCAGTGCGACCGCTGTGGATTCAAAGCCAGGATCGCAGCCCAGATATCAGTTTTTCATCTGGATGGCAACTTGAACAACTGTGATCTAAGAAATCTCAAAAGCATCTGTCTCAACTGCACTGTGGAGATTGCTAGATCCGACCTACCCTGGGTTCCAGGGGACATAGAACCAGATCGTTGACTTGTTGATGTAGAGATGCCAGGCTGCCATTGTTGTCGATTACAGCATCAAAGTCTGAGTTGATCCAGGCCCATTCGCTGGCATGCACATGAGGATACTGATGCTGCATGAGCTGTTCTGCATCTTCCAACATCCACTGTTCATCTTCCGGGGTTGAATTCTCCCGCCAGGCACATTGGTACCATTCCGGGAGATCACCTCGGCGCACCCATATCACGATTCCGCCCTGTTGCTTGATGCTCCGGATTTCGTTGGGAAATCTACAGTCCGAAATCACAATATCATGTGAGGACTTGGCAATCTTGTGTTCCATGCTGGCTATCCAGACGTCATCGTGGAAACTGCGCCTACAGACCTCGGTGCCCCATTGCTGTAGTACCCAACGTGGCGTCAACTGCGGTAGACCAAGTCTCTGAGCCCACCAAGGATCAACTTGCTCGCGCCATGCTCTTTGATCGGCGGTTATACCCTCCAACCAAGGCCTGGGCCAGTGGAACACAGCCGCTACAGCATCTTTTAAAGGTTCTGCGTAGCTTTCACGCTCAAAGCCATATTGAGAAACCAAATATTCGGCCACAGTGTCCTTGCCTGACCCAATGAATCCGCAGATGCCTATAAGTCTTTTCATATCATAGTCCTGTAAACTAAGTAGATTGTAACATGGATTTAGTACGAGCTAAGGAAGATAATAGCATAAAATTCAATCTAAATCAACAGCAATTTATTGTCTGTGCGAGATTCTAAAAAAATATGTTAAAGGCTTGCATCTTGTATCTGCCCGGTTCAGGGGGAACTATGCTGTATCGAACGCTGACACTTAGTACAAAAACTATCTGCGGCGGCTATGTTAATCAGGACTTGTCGGCACAGCAAAGATTTAATCTTTATAATCAATGGAACACCGCCGACTGGAAAAAAGCGGAAAAGCAAGAAAGGTTAAGTTACAAATCAGGAGATCGCGAGTACGCTGATTTTGTCAATACACCCAAATGGTTGATTGATGTATGGCACCCAAAAGAATTCTGTGATCACATAGATATTCTCTGGGAACCGGACCTACTCTTTTTTGAGCTCCTGATAGCCATCAATCCGACAGGGTACAGGACTTTTTTAGAGAGTAATCGGAACACAAAAAATTATGGCCTAGATTGGGACCAAGAATGGCAGCATTATGTTTGGTGCCAGCATCGGTTCAAAGACATATGGGTCGAATATCCGTTTGATCATGTGTTGGAAGTGAACAAATTTCTGTGCATGATATCAGAGATTGATACTACACTTAATCTTGGTCTTGACTTTGATTATGTTGAAAAATTTTGGCGAAACTGGCATGGTGCGAGCGTCAAGACTTGGGCCAAAGCATAGTATTTTACTATTGCATGATACCGGTTCATAACATGGTCTTGATGTCAAAGTGATCCAGGCAGTTTTGCAGCATCACGATCTGCCTGCGACAATCTTCAAGAGCATTATGAGTAGCAGGTGGCTTGGGCAAGTCAGGCCAAAGACTGAACACGGTGCGAGTGTCTCGCACTTGGTAAAATTGCCAGGGCAAGGGCATGCCAAAACTTTTATAGGCATGCTCTAGAATGTTGGCGTCAAAGGTGGGACCATTGGCCCAAAAATGTTTGCTTTGCCAAATCATGCGAGCCAGTTCTTCTAAACATTGCTGTAATGGTTTGCGACCCTGTTCGGCAAAGGCTTCTTCTCGGATATGTTCAGGCTGTTTGCTCCACCAAGCCACGGTACCATCCTCGATCCTGCGATCAGGTTGGCTTTCCAGGGTTACTCGGGCATAATAACTGGAATAGCCTTGAATTCCCCGAACAAAGGGATCAAACGTTTGCGCGGCTATGGTAAGAATCAGCGCTTCTGGACCGGTAGCCAGAGTTTCAATATCAATCATTACATCAGACATGTTGTTAGTATAACATGTCGAAGTATCAATGTCAACTAATGACTTTATCCTATCACAAAGCTCAAAGGTTGGCTTCCGTCCACATAGAGTCTTAGATCCTCTACGCATTTGTCCATTGCTGCCTGCCCTTCTTGTTTCATAGCGGCTCCATTTAGACTACCGCCGCCTTGTGGACCAGCAATGGTGTTGAACTTTTCGCGAGCCTCGCCAACGATGTACTTGGCTGCGCCCACCATGTGGTCTCGAAACCACTGGCTGATTTGGTAGTCGGCCAGCAGGGTGATTTCCGGCTTGAGATTGTAGGTCCACATCAACACCACTTCGCCGGTGCCGCGTGGATCACGTATGATCTGCAGTTTTTTGGTCACGCTGTTATAGGTGTAATTGATGTAGCCACCAAACATTCTAGCAGCTAACTCAACATATTGCTGGTAAAAATCGTAAGTGGCCATGCCGCCCGAAGCTTGGTTGAAGTTCAAAAGATATACGTTTAGAGTGGCCGCACCAAAGGGATCAAAAGAAAAGCCACCAACGCCGGTGCCTAGACCAATGGTGCGCCGGAAGATCTGGCGCACTGTGATGACTTCCTGGGGTAGGATGTATTCGTTGACATCATTGATCAGCTCAAGGAAACTGTAGCTTTCTTCATAGGCATTCTGGCTGCGCTGACGATACACACCCAAAGTCCTTTGATATGCTGCTTCGTAATGCGCAGGATCCAGTTCTATATCCACGATCTGATCGCCCAACTGTAGTTGGACGTATTCGATCAATTGCTTTTTAAGGGGATCTAGGGTGTCGTCGGCCATTGCATGCTCCTGCTCCGTATTTAGCGAATACGAAGCAGGACAATGCCGGCGCTGCTGCGCCCTTTGAACTTGGTTTCCACTGCCTTGATGTCACGGAACGCCTTGCGAGCCGTTGCAGCACTGCCGTTGAGTATGGGCTTCAACTGCTCAGCGGGCTTGCGCAGAGTTTTCTGCAGGCTGTTAGTGGCATCAAATCCAATCAATGCCGAGCCCTTGACGCTGAAAGTCTTGAAGTGATCGTCTGCCACCACATGTATCAGTTTGCGCCGCTTGGTATCATACATCCAGGCTTCCGTGGCATTGACCAGTTTGGTAACAGGCTCGCTCGTGAGCCCCAGCTCGGGGAAATCCTTGAGAAACTTGAAGCGTCGCGTGAGCTTTTCTGGGCTCACGGGCTTCTTCTTGCGCGGCTTGCGTCCCACTTTCTTGATCTGCAGATAACTAGCGCAGTCAGCAATGACTTGCTCGGCAAAACGGATCATGTTTCTCAACTTGATGCGCCCGTGATTGCTGTAGCCTTCCACCAACTGGGCGTCGCGACCTTCCACGGCTTCCTGCAGCTCGTCCAGACGTCGCTGCCAAGATTCAGTGATCTCGGTCACCAAGGGCGGTGCAACATTGTTGGACTGGAGTATGTCAATGGGACGATACTGATCGCCCATCTTGCCACCGGCCAAGATCATGTCATCATAGAGCCCTTCCAGCTCGCCGCCAGCCTTGGTCATTTTTTCTCGCAAGCGATCCTGGATGTTGGGTTTGATCACCGCGGGCTGATCTTCTTCGTCCTCATCGGCACGGACGGTGCCTAGGGCCGCAACCACAAACTCATTGATTCTGGCCAGCTCTTCTGGGTTCAGCGTTGCACCCAAGAGATTGATGCGACACAGCCATGCCATGGTGGGCTTGATGTTGCTGTCCACCACGCGCGACATCTCCTTGGCTTCGTTGCCGCGACCTTGGCGCTGCAACCAGTCCACCAACATCTGTTTGGCCTGTTTCTTGTCGCAGTGGTAGTTGTACCAATTGAACGAATGCAACATGTGGAGCTTGCGTTCTGCGTCGCCCAGGGCAGTGAGCCACTCGGGTTCGTTGCCCAGATACTTGAGATCAATGCCCTTGACTTGCATGGGTTTGATAGCTGCTGCGGGTTTCATACCAGCTCCTTTTACTGTAATAGGCCTATTATAACATACTAGAGCCCAGATGTCAACCGGGCGCAAACTAAATAAAAACAGCGGAGTTACCATGCCCAGATTAAGCCTTTGGCGCCCCAATCGCACCAACGATTATCAGTATTTCGATAAAACAATATCGGAAATGTACACCGTTGGCGGCTTGGATATTTACGTCCACAAATACCTGGGTCCCAAAACCGGACAGGGCGATTCCGCAGAATCCGGAAATTTTGATGCCACGCAGCCCAACTATTCGGTAGAGAACCCACTGTTCATCCAAGACCTGTTGCTGCTGGAAAATCGAGATCGAGCCTATGACCCCGATGTGTATCGCATGCGCGGTGTCTACAATGTCCAGGACCTGGATTTCAATCTTACTCAGTTTGGATTGTTCCTACAGAACGACACCCTGTTTATAACTTTCCACTACAACGACATGATTGACACCATAGGCCGTAAACTCATGGCCGGCGATGTCTTGGAGATGCCCAACCTTCGTGATCAAAATCCCTTGGACACAACCATTACTCGAGCTCTACCTCGCTACTACGTAATCCAAGAAGCCAATTTTGCCAGCGAAGGATTCTCGCAGACCTGGTTGCCACATCTCTGGCGTGTCAAGGCCACGCCCTTGGTCAATGCCCAAGAATACCAAGAAATACTCAATAAGCCACTTATCACGGAAAACATTTGGGATCCAGGAAATTTTTACCCGCCGGGTACCATCGTCAACAACGGTGATCAATACTATCAGGCCATCACCAGTGTTCCGCCTGGTACTGAGATCACTGATACAAACTATTGGGTGCCAGTAAATCCACCCACAGAAGAACAATTGGGCACTACTCGTGTACGAGATCTCGAAATCAATGATGCTATCTTGCTGCAGAGCGAGATAGAAGTGCCCAAGAGTGGCTATGACACAGTTAAGTTCTACATCTTTCCCACTTTGCCGGACGGGCAGCCCGCAAACCCTGCAGGACAAAATGTCAGCTCTGAAACCAATGTCAGCAACGATGGTATTGAAACCAACAATGGCACAGTGACTCCGCGCGGTGACGGCTATACCATGGGTTATCTCACCGGCGATGGTATCGCGCCCAACGGATTGCCGGTGACGCCGGGCGTGAGTTTTCCGCTAAATCCCACCAACGGGCAATATGCCTTGAGATTGGACTACTTTCCCAACAGGCTGTTCCGATTCAACGGTGCAGCCTGGGTAAGAATCGAAGACAAGGTACGTACCGATCTCACCAACGGACCAGCCAATCAAACTCTGCGCAGCAGCTTTGTCAACAACACCAGCACAGTGCCCACAACTGATCGTGGCAACATACCCAGTCGCCAAAGTCTCAGCGAGATTTTAAAACCCAGAGCCGACAATGGTGGGTAATTAACACATGCAGCAATATTTTTACGATCAACAGATACGCAGATTTCTCCTGCAGTTTACTCGCATATTCAGTCTATTTGAAGTTGAGTATGGTCGGGACGATCAAGGCAATCCCACACTGATACGAGTACCAGTGAGATATGGCGACGCCACGCGCCAAGCGCAAACCATACTGCAAAATAATTCTGCCAGCAGCATGCCCAGCACGCCCTTGATGACTTTCTATATCACAGGCATGGACTATGATCGTGCAAGATTACAAGAACCTTATTTCGTGTCACGATTTGCAGTGCGGCAACGCACCTATGACACTGCTACTGAAACCTACGAGACTACTCAAGGCAACGCTTTTACCATAGAAAGATTGATGCCGGTGCCCTATAAAATGACCCTGAATCTTGATATATGGACCAGTAACACAAATCAAAAAATGCAGATTTTTGAGCAGATCGCCACGCTGTTCAATCCCAGCCTTGAAGTGCAGAGTACAGACAACTACATAGACTGGACCAGTCTGTCTGTGGTAGAGCTAGATCAGGTCACATGGACCAGCCGCACCATACCCATTGGTACTGAAGATCCCATTGACATCATGACCATGAGATTCAATATTCCCATATGGATCTCAAGCCCGGCCAAGGTCAAAAAACTAGGTGTGGTGGAAAAAATCATTGCAAGTTGTTTTGACGCGCAGGGCGATGCCAGCGAAGCTATACTCAATAGCGACCTGTTGTTGGGCACTCGCCAAAAAATAACGCCCTATGGGTATCAAACTCTCCTGGTTGGCAACAAAATACAATGCTTGACCTATAGCACTGTGATCAATCCCACCAACGACAACACTCAAGGGCAGCAATTTGTAACCAGTAACCTCAGCTGGAACGCTGTGGTGGGCATGTACGGTGTGTTGAGACCGGGTATCAGCCAGATCCGCCTCAGCAATCCCTACGATGACAATCAGGTGGTGGGATTCGTAAGCTTTGATCCACTAGATCAAAGATTCATGTTGTTTGATGTAGACATAGACACCATTCCGCAAAACACGTTACAGGCCATCAATGCCATCATTGATCCCTTGCTGTCAGGTCCCAACAATGGTTTACCAGCACCAGCTACAGGACAAAGGTATTTGATCTTGCAGGACATGGGCCAAGGCAGTGGCGCAAGCCCAACAGCAGCCTGGGGCAGTGTGCTGGCTCGAGCCAACGACATCATAGAATTTGACGGTGTGGAATGGTACGTAGACTTTGATGCTTCGGAATCTGCCAATCAGCAGTTTGTGACAAACATAAACACCGGCCAACAATATCGCTGGACCGGTAGTACCAACACTGCTGAATGGGTCAAGAGCTACGAGGGACTGTATCCTGGGGGAGAATGGAGCCTAGTTCTTTAAGCGCGGTAGGAGTTTGGTTTTATTCGGTCTTCACTGATCGATATCTTTATCTCATGCGCAACGACGCTAGACATCCGGAAAATTGGGCGCTGCCTGGCGGCAAAATGTTGCCGGGAGAAAGTTTACTGTCGGCAATAGAGCGAGAATGTCGAGAGGAGTTGGGGTCAATGCCTGACTTTGTGAGCTTGAGTCCCTTGGAAAAATTCACAGATGCCAAGTCTGGCTTCAGCTATCACACTTTTTTTGCTGTGGTGAAAACTGAGTTTGTGCCACAATTGAATCATGAACATCTAGGCTATGCTTGGATAGCTGCCGGGGTATGGCCAAAAAATATGCACCCAGGCCTGTGGAACACAGTAAATTTTGATGCCGTTGCTGAAAAGATTGAGCTGATTCGCAATCGCGCCAAAGAAAGCTTATAACCTTCCCACTACCAATTCAATTTTGCCCACTGAGCCGCTAAAGTCTTCAAGAGCTTTGCCTATCACTGTACCCATCTGCGGCGCACTACATGACATGGCCATACCATTGCCAGCTGAAACCATCATGTCGCCCTTGACAACTGGGCCTTGAACAAAGGTCGCTACGCGACCCATCAACGCCACAGCAGCCACATGATCGCCGGACAGCGTGCTGTTCATCAAATAACTGGGATTAGTACTGACCACACCAGCTATTCTAGCATCGCATGCAACCGTGCTACCGGTAACTTCGTGCGTTCCACCAAAGGATAGCACTGTGCCTGGCTCATAATAAGCATCAGCCACGTACATTTCTGCAATGTCAGCGTACTGTGCCGATGTTGCTTTTGCAAACACTGTGTTAAAATATGTGGTGCTGTTGCCAATATTGCCTACACCGTTGCTGTTGGTGTTTAGTATATTACCAGCACTGACATTACCACCGCTGGCAAATGTCAATGTACCAGTGAGTACCACGCCAGTAGTGGTAGCTACCAACGTATTGGTACCATTTGGAGCTAGCGCCACATTGCCTGACGAGCCAGTAATAATGGTGAGAGCGCCACTATCAACTATATTACCAGTGATAGAAACATTTTGCGCTTCCAAATTACCAACAACAAAGTTGCCATAGTTATTGACAGTTACTATCTCATTACTAATAGAAACATCTAACGCTGCTGTCAACTTGTCAGCGTTGTTGTCAAAGCCTATAAATGCAGACTTTTCGCTAGATGTGTAATACCAAAGTTGTTCTCCGCGATCCTTGCCATCATTGCTGGTCAACGGTTGATTATTTGCTAATCGACCTAGTCCTATGATGGGATCTTCAACATTGAGATCAGTGATGTTAATAGAAAAAACGTTGCCATTGACTGTAAGATCACCACCTACTATAGCATTGCCTGTTACATTGAACGTACCCGCGATGTTGGCGCCGTCGCCGGTTATCAGTAATACGTTGGCATTACCTGCAGCACTTATAGCAACATTGGCGTCTAAAAAAGTTCTTACATTAGCAGTGCCGTTTTGGATGGCTGTTGCATCGATACCTGTGAGTTGGCTACCGTTGCCAAGAAAGTATGCCGCGGAGATATTACCCGTGGTACCTAAATTTCCTACGTTGGCGTTACCGGTTGTGTCAAGTGTGCCTGTGATGTTAGTCCCAGTACTTGTGACCACTAATACGTTGGCGGTGCCTGCAGCACTTATAGCAACATTGGCGTCTAAAAAAGTTCTTACATTAGCAGTGCCGTTTTGGATGGCTGTTGCATCGATACCTGTGAGCGCACTACCATTACCTATAAAGAATCCAGCAGATATATTCCCAGTGGTACTAATGGGATTACTGCCAGCAACAATGGTTCCGATAATGTTACCCGCAGTAACATTGCCCGAAACTGTTATACCTGTTGTGCCATCTAATGTTATCGCCATTACAATACCTCAACCTTATTTATTCTTATGCTGGAGTCGAGATGTACCATATGCTGCTGTCTGGTACGGTCACAACGGCCCCGTCTGCTATAGTAGTTATACCTATACTCATGGCATTTACATCTGGTTGCATTGTTACCCCAGTACTTATGGTTTTTTTGGTAGCAACATAGACATTGGCTATGAAAGCAGAAGCAATAGCATTACCGGCTGCAGTTATATTTGTCGATGCTGTAAGACTGACCACGGATACATTGCCAGAAACCGCTATATTGCCCACATCAATGTAGCCAACAATGGCATTGTCACTTATGATATTACCGCCTGCGATATTGCCAGTGGCAGTGATGTTTCCCGATGTTGTTAAATTACCCACATCAGCATTGCCAGTGGCACTAAATGTGCCAGTAACGTTGACTCCGGTACCTGTAACCACTACTACATTGGCTGTGCCCGCCGCACTGATTGCGACATTACCGTTGGCGTAAGTTTTTACATTAGCAGTCCCGTTTTCAATTAGCGTAGAGTTGATACCGGTGAGTTGACTGCCGTTACCTATAAAAAAAGTTGCTGTAACATTGCCTATGGCAGTCACATTACCTGCCTGAAGAACACCATCTGCAAAAACGTTACCGGCCGTCACATTACGGATGGCATAGACGTGCTGGCCGTAAAAATCATCTGTAGCAATGATATTGCCACCCGACACATTACCAATAGCCGACACTTGTCCTGCTGTAACAAGATTACCACCTGTGACATTACCCGTGGCTACAATGATTCCAGCTGTGCCCAAATTACCAACATTGGCGTTGCCTGTGACAGTGAGTGCTGTTAGGGATCCCAGTGATGTAATGTTGGGCTGCGCCGATGTAGTCAATGTACCCGTGATCAAAGTGCCACTCAAATTGCCACCGGTGATGTTGCCTGTGGCATCAACGCGCCCTGTAGTGGTAAGATTACCGGCCGCTACGTTACCAGTAAAGATGCTAGAGACAGCATCTATGCTGCTGGCTACAATCAAGTTAGCAACGTAGGCATTGCCCCAATAGTTGGTGGTATCGCCCAACAACAGTGTGGCATTGGCACTAGGTGTGATGGCAATGTTGCTTTGCCAACTTGTAGTGGCATTGTTGTATCGCCATGTGGCGATGGGGGTGCCGCCGCCAGCGTCGATACCGGCTCCGTCAACACCAGCTCCAGTGCTGACATTATTGGCAACAACTATGTTTTTATCATTGACTGTCAGTGTTTCAACGTTGAAGATGGTTTCCGTGCCGTTGACTGTGAGATTTCCGGTAATTACGGCATCGTTGTTGATCAGCAGATTACTACCAGTTATGTTGCCCAAGGCAGAAATCTGACCGGAAGTCACAAGATTGCCACCCGTGATATTGCCTGTGGCTGTTACAAGTCCTGCCGTATCAAGATTTCCCACTGTGGCATTGCCAGTGGTATTGACAGTACCAGCAATGTTGGCTCCAGTTGCTGAGACTACAAGAACATTAGTAGCGCCTGTAACTGATGTATTGACATTACCGTTGGCGATGGGTATGGAAACATTGCTAGTTCCATTGGCCAATAAGGTCGCGGTACCACTTGATGCCACAACGTCTGTGAGTTGGCTGCCGTTGCCAATGAAATATGCAGCAGATATGTTGCCCACTGTACCCAAGTTACCAACATCGGCATTGCCAGTGGCATTGAGTGTGCCTGTTATATTTGCTCCGGTTCCGGTAACCACAAGTATGTTTGCATTTCCTGCAACACTCATGTTGATGTTCGAACCTGATGAAGGAATATCTAGATTACTTGTACCGTTAGTGACATTGCTGACGCTGGTAATGATGCCAGTAAGCTGGCTCCCATTGCCCAGGAAATATACAGCAGTAACGTTGCCCGATGCTGAAATGTTCCCAGTTGCAGTAACATTTGTTACATTTGCTATGTTGCTGCTGACTAGATTGAGCGCATCGCCGGCAGGAAGTTCCTCAATTCTGTTGGCTGCTTGATTAAGAATTAATGGAAAATATTCGGCCACTTTCTGTTCCTATCAATTATTTAGTGCATTATGTCATGCTAACAAACACTGTGCCCGATCTAGTTTCCACGGGTAGATAGCCATTGATGGCATCTAGTGTCACTGCCCCAGAGCTCCTGGTATAAACTGTGAGTTTGTTGGTAAATCCACGCCACAGCAAATTGCCAGTGGTATCAGTGGCCAGCACATTACCGTAAACTGTGCCATCGGCGGGAGGTAATGCCCAAATGGTGGGTTCTGTTATATTGTCGGGCGCCTTAAAGCCGCTGGCGTTGCCCGAGCCATCAGTGAGCCTAATAGTCTTGGTGGTCAGATTACCGGAACCACTGTCGAAGGTCAGATTTGCACTGGCCCCAAAAGTACCGTTATCATTGAATTGTATCTGAGTGTTTGCACCAGCAGCGGTTCCTCCGCTGGTATCAGTGCTTGCTATTACCTGTACTACATTGCTGCTGTTTTTGAAATACAGATTGCCGCTGGCATAGTTGAGAGCCAGCTCACCGTATTCAAGATCTGTTGTCAGCGGCGCACTATTGGCAACGCCGCTGCGCTTTAACAGTATTCTATTGGCCATAAGTTAGCTGTAGTTTCCGCCATCGATGGTATCGTTGGCGTTAAGAACTGTGACCCCTGCCTTGTAAACGTTTGTGATGCCCAATAAATTTCCACCTGTGATATTACCCGTGGCATCAATCGCGCCTGCAGTGGTTACATTACCACCCGATACGTTGCCAGTAGCAGCGACGATCCCAACAGTTGTAACATTACCACCCGATACGTTGCCTGTGGCAGCAACTACACCGCCAGTGGTTACGTTGCCACCTGCGACATTGCCTGTGGCAACTACCTGACCTGTGGTGGTTAAATTGCCGCCCGATACGTTGCCGGTAGCAGACACTACACCTGCGGTGGTTACATTTCCACCAGTGACATTACCAGTAGCAGCTACGCGGCCTGCAGTGTTTAGATTGCCACCGGTGACATTGCCAGCAATGTTGGCAAAACCGGTAGCAGTTATATTGCCTACACTGAGATCACTGATATTGAGATTGCCAATGATACCGCTGTTGGCAATTACATAGTCGCCCTGGATGTTGCCCACTGCACTGACATTGCCAGCACCAATATTGCCCGTTACCTCTAATGAAGTCAGTGTGCCAACACTGGTTATGTTGGGCTGTGAGGCAGTGAGCAGTGTTCCCGAAATGTTAGTACCTGATAAATTACCGCCTGTGATGTTGCCTGTAGCATCTACACGGCCCGTGGTGGTTAAGTTACCACCCGAAACATTACCAGTCGCTGACACTACACCTGCTGTAGTAACATTGCCACCTGAAACGTTGCCAGTGGCCTCTACCACACCTGCGGTGGTTAAGTTACCACCTGACACGTTGCCAGTTGCGACAACCCTGCCACCGGTGTTGAGATTACCACCTGTGATGTTACCTGTAGCATTGACCTGTCCGCTGGTGCTGATGTTACCAAACGCAACGTTACCAGAGACATCAAGTGTTTGCGCTTCTAAATTGCCTACAACAAAGGTACCGTAGGAGTTGACTGTGACTATTTCGTTGGCTATACTAACATCTATAGCTGCTATAAGCTTTTCAGTGCTGTTATCAAAACCAATGAATGCTGATTGCTCACTAGAAGTGTAGTACCAAAGTTGTTCACCGCGATCTTTGCCGTCATTGGCCACCAGCGGGGTATTGTTGGGACCGCGACCTAGCCCAATTATGGGGTCTTCAACATTCAAATCAGTGATGTTGATATAAGTTACGTTGCCATTGACAGTTAAATCACCGCCAATAATGGCATTGCCCGACGTCAAAAGTGTGC